TATGAAGCCGTGAACCGCAGTACGTGCAATAGGTATAACTCATCGGATACGCTCTCTTGCCGTCTTCGCTCTGTGGCATTCCCAGCACAACGACTCAAGATTGGAATCGTCATCAGTACCGCCATGAGCTTTTGGAATGATGTGGTCAACGCTTGCCGCTTTCTTCGCTATCCTCTGACGGCGATGGTTCTGACACAGGTATTTATCACGCTGAAGGATACGCGCTCGTTTAATTTCCCAGAGTCGCCCATATCCACGCTCCTGTCTGCTCTTACCTGCCTGATAGTTACGCCAACCATCACCAGCATGCTGCTGAAGATGTTGGTCACAATAGCCGCTGATATTATTGGTTACCGCTGCACATCCCTTGTGTCGACATGGACGTTTAGCTCGCGCTGGCATTGGAATTGTCCTGTGAGTTGGATACAGGTGTACTGGCTCAACAAATGCGACCAATAATACCTTTCTGAATAGTTAAATGTGTTTATAACTAAAGTTCATAAACTGTAGATACAGAGCTACTTGTACGAAAGAGCTCAATAAAAAGTGAACCCCTGAGTCTTTGATGCCTCATCATCACTTTGATCATCGGTTCTTAATCTGCGAGCTCTTTACTCATAAAAAGCCCCGCTTACGCGAGGCTAATAATTTATTGCCAACCATCAAAATCCTGCATTTAAAGCTCGCAAGAGTCCACTGAGAATAATTAGTTCACTATTTGTGAACCTTACTCTTCGTTGATATTAAATTCTTTAACATCAGTTCCCAGATCATCAATAGCTTGTTTTAAATTATCAAGGGTCATTGGTGTGTTCTCATTCTTCAGGTCTTTCCCCTCACCTAATCTAACAACTTTTAATACTGGTTTCTGAGTTGTAGCATCAATCAGCTCACCTTCAATGTATAAATGCGTATCCATCGTCCGGTGACCTGTAGCTACCTGAGTTGCTGCTACAAGTAATGCGACTGGCAGAACTTCGTAGAATTGGAGACCTTCTTTCTCGCTACTCACACCAGTAATTGCCCCCCTGAATATCAACGATCTAGGTCCCGGTGTTGAAACCAGTGGTTTACGCTCAGCAAATGACTGCTTCAATTTATTATCAGTGTAGGTCAGCAACTGAGTAAGCACCTGCTCTCCAACCTGGGTTGTTGGTTTCGGCGTTGGATAATAAACGAGTGAATTATATACAATGCTGTCATAGTTATCTGGATTAAAGTTAGGGTCAACCCATCTTAAAACAGGTTTTCCTGTTTTACTTTCTACCTTTTCTAACCCCGAATAATCTTTTAAGAAACCAGAGTATTTTTCTTTATCTGGCACTTTTGAAGAACAACCAACAGCTGAAAGAACAGCTGTACACAAAGCTACCTTAAGCAAGCATTCAAATTTCATCCTGAAAATCCCAAATGAGTAATAATTTCGGATGAAAGATAACAAACAAACATTCAGCAAATGGATTAACCAATAGTGTCAAAATGTATTTTTTATCTAGAACAATATCAATATTGTAAAAAAGCACTTTTGTTGCTCAAATAATCCACTACGTCAAGAAATGCCCAAACCATTCCATAGAATGGAAAAAGGTGAGATCAAAAATAATCAGTAAGATTTATCGAGCATGTGCTAATTTCTTACTCCCTTAGTCATAAGTCAATGCGGTCAATTCTTGGAATAGTGCTATCTTTCTGTATTGTTATTGCTTTCCTTTACCGAGTCATAAATCTGCTCACACGTCATTCCTGCCCGATAGTTTTCATCAGCTCGATCAGCATAGTATTGAGCTTCTTCTGCAAGGCTTCCGAGCATGTTGGCAAACATTTCTGCGTCGGCTTCGATTGTTTTGCTTCTGACGGCAACGGCAAGATTTGCGGTGTGCTTTGCGGCGTCCAGGCGGGTGGCAAATTTTGTTGCTTCGGTGCGCAGCTGGCTAACAGTGGCAGACAGGCCAGCAGCAGTGGCAGCAGATTTAGCGGCTTGTGCTTGTGCATCTTTAACGGCCTCATCCCGGGCAATAATTCGCCCTTGTTCAATCATGCGGGCTGCGGTCTGGGCGTTCGCTGTTTGCGATGATTCCGCGCTATCACGTTCCGCCCACTTTTTTTCCCACCCGCGACTGCTCCATACACTGCCGGCGGTGAATGCGGCGGCCACCAGCAGCAAAATAGCAATGAACTGATAACGCAAATTCACTGGTCTATCCCCCAGCACGCCAGTGCGCTTTCCTGATCTCGCCGTTCTACCTGACCATAGCAACCATTTTTCTGGCCTTTGGTCAGGCGACAATCGCGGCCACCATCTTTAATCCACCAGCGGACCGCTTCACAGGCACCTTTACGGTCGCCAGCATTAATTCGCTTATAGAACGTAGATGGAAAACATTTTCCGGGGCCGATGTTATACGGGCAGAAAGAAGCGATACCTGCTTTCTGCGGCTCGGTCAGCGACACCTTAATATTCCTTTCTACCCACACCAGCGCTTTGTCGCGTTCGATGGCGTTTACCTGGGCACATTTCTCAGCAGAAAGCCTCATGTCCTGAACTACTGGCTTACCATCAACCATCGTGGCGCCACGGCAAATCGTCCAGAGCCCTCCGCCGTCGCGATACGCCGTCAGGCTGTTACCCTCTTTCTCATCCAGAAATTGATCGAGAATCACGGGTGCGGAAGCCCCGGCAAGAATTAATCCAACGACCGCTGCGCTCAGTTTATTCTTCAGCTTTGGTGACATTGCCATTAAGCCGGTCCTCCCTTTCCTTTTTCCTGTAATACCAGTTCACTGCACAGGTGATAACAGTGCATGCGATACCGACAATAATTGCCCAGTCGCTCAGGCTTAACCCTGCAATTCTGTCGGCCAACATCCAGGACACCTCTTTTGCTGTTTTAGCTGTTTCGGCATATGCCTTCGCTGATACACCGCAGCCGGTCAGCGTGGTTCCTGTTCCATATGAAAGTCTGCTGTAAATGGTGCTCATTCTGGTCATAGCCTCACCTCCGATTCTTCGGATGGCGTTGTGTGTGATTGAAGGGTCAGGCTTCACGGGCTGGATTTATCAACAAAGCACGTAGCGGATGATTCCCGTGAGCCTGAAATGAAAAAGGCTGCCAGTTGGCAGCCTCGAAATAAGTTCGGTTGTATACAGCTCTGGACGTTAGTGGGGCTTCAAGCAATTTTGATTCTTGAACAATATGTCCCCCGGATTCATTAGCTATGAATGCACAAATAGTATGAAGGTGCCAATTCGCAAGTTCTGCCCGCCAGGACACATTTTTTTATGTCCCGGATACTAAACTTGTGGGCGAACAAAAAACGAACAGGAGGGCTAAAATGTACAACTCTATTTTAGTACCAATTGATATTTCTGAGACTGACTTAACACGGCAGGTTATCCCCTATGTGCAGGCTCATTCTGTATTGAATACTGCCAGAGTTCACTTTTTAACGGTGGTACCTACACTACCTTACTACTCATCATTGGGACTGGCATATTCAGCCGAAATGCCAAAATTAAAAGACTTTCAGCACGCTGCGCTATTGAAACTGGATGAGATCGTAAAGCAATTCAAAATACCTGCGGAGAAAATACAAACACATGCTGTGTCCGGGGCACCAAAAGATCAAATACTTAATCTTGCTAAAGCGATCGATGCTGACTTAATCATTATTGCCTCACATCGTCCAGATATTACAACCTACCTCTTAGGGTCGAATGCAGCTGCAGTTGTTCGACACGCCTGTTGCCCTGTACTGGTAGTTCGATAAGAAAGCTCACACTTAGCTGATATCCAGGTGGCTAAAAGCACATCAATCAATTGTAACGAAAAAGGCCCATTCCATTGAATGGGCCAAAAAAGAAGCATTTTGCACTACTGAAGTGTTAACACGATGCCGGGTGCCTCCCGGTAGACCTTTGGCTGACAAACCATGATCCGTGAGCACTTTGCATATCACTCCCTGACATTGTTTACTGTCAATTTCACCCCTCCGCTTAGGGGGATTCATCGTAACTACTTCAAAACGAGAGCTTTTACTAAATGCTCTATAACTCTAGATCCGAAAAGAGAAGCCTGCAAACAAATATCACTTTGATTTCGAAAGATTCAGGTTTCACGGACTGAGTTTCGCGAGCACTAAATATAACTGGTAGCTATCGGCAGCCCAGATGTGTGCGTAATTCTTACATTGGTGGAGTGAGAGGACCTTCAAGCACCTCTGCCTCTCAGTTATGACAAATGTCATCGCCTCTGGTCAGATGCCAGACATCGGTGATTATTTTACCTGTTTCCAGATCATCAACAGTGTCGTTCGTGTAATACGCCACCTGAACAACACCTATATGCTGAATCCAGTAATAACCTTCTTTCATACATTCCTCCGTGATACTAAGCAGGTAGTAAAGATCGGAGCAGATTATGCAGCGTTGCAAGAAATCACAACTCAATGTTTGCTGTCCATTGCGCACATCCTGATCATAGCCTCACCTCCGATAGTTCGGATGGCTCAATGTGAGATTAAAAGGGACTGGCTCCATGGGCTTGATTTATCAGCAATGAACTCAATGGATGATATCCGTTAACCTGAAATAAAAAAGTTGTCATATGGCAGCGTGGAGTAATAATTCTATAACATTAGGTTGATCGAGTTTTAAAACATGCCAGGCACTACTCTCACCATAACAATGCAAAAATCCCAATACTGGTGCAAACGCACTGTCATAGCGCATCACTGAAACAATATGAAATAATTAAACAATCAATGACCATGATTTTTTGTTTGTTGTTGACATTTATATATGGCATTAATTATTTACCATATCTGTGGAGGATATTTATGCCCAAGCTTTTCCATTATCATTCTCAATACTGGATATTTCTCGCGCTTGCATTTGCTGCTTACATAGTTGCCTTTCGATAGCACATCAACAGGTTATGTAAAGCTTTCATCTAATGGGGCCAGAAATTATATGACATGAGCTTTGGCCTGACCTTAGCTCATTAACGCACATGCGTTATTAATAGAATATCAGCCACATCTAAATGTGAGTTAACAATAGCCCTGTATGTTATCAAGATGGTGCAATGTCGCCACCCAACAGTGGCTACATCCACATATGATGTAGTGAATGAAACAAACCCAGGATTAATGCCCCACCCCAAAACAGCGCGACAATTGAGACTGTACTCACCAGAGCTGCAACTTTGTATTTACTCATCATACGTTTAACCCCGATACTGTTACTGATATAAAAAGTGTAGAGGCACTATCGAACCAGGTTTGCGTGATCTTTGTATCTACAGGAAAAAGCACGCCATCTAAATCATGCTAATCAGTTACAATGAACTACACAATAATTTAATAACCTTCAAAGTCAACAAGTTGAATTTAAGTCAGGTGTTAACTCAAAACATTCTAAACTACTTATTACCAGAATCATAAATCCAAAAGCAAACTGGAATTACAGGTCTCTCATTTCTCATCACCGAATTAGCAATTAATTAACAACTAAACATTTTTAATAGCACACATCAGTTTTATAATTTAAAAAAGTAAGACTCCCTGTTTTTTTCAGTGTATACCTGAATATTCTTTATCGTTTGCTCTTTGTTAAAGACTTTAAACAATGAAAAAGAACATTTTTTCCGTTAAACGGAACAAACCGATAAGTCCATTAGAACTAAAGATCTACCGCAACTACCGTATAGTGCATGGGATACGAATTGCTGTAGCGTTCGTTATTACGTTCTTATTGATAAGAATGTTGAATTTGCCAGACCACTCGTGGCCCCTGATTACACTCGTAGTCGTCATGGGACCTGTAAGCTACATGGGTAACGTTATCCCCAGAGCACTTGAGCGAATGGCAGGAACTGTAGGTGGTGCGATTCTGGGGATCATTGCATTACACATTGAAATGTACTCTCTTACTCTGATGATGCTCTGGTGCGGATGCGCTGCTTTCCTTTGCGGCTATCTGGCCATGAGTAAACGCCCGTATGCTGCATTACTTGTTGGGATAACGCTTGCCGTAGTCAGCAGCGCTCCTGCCGGGGACTTACAGACAGCATTATGGCGAAGCACCAATATTATTTTAGGATGTATTCTGGCTATGCTGTTTACCAGTATTTATCCCCAAAGAGCATTCATTAACTGGCGTATCCAACTTGCTGACTTTCTTGCTGATTACTTAAAAATCACTTCCGCCGGGGTCTCACGAAACGTTCTGAACCAGCCCAGAATGACCGGGCTTCAAACACGTGCGTTAACTAATGTAGTCAAAATGCGCGGTCTGATTACACCAGTGAATAAAGAAACAAAAATTGCAAAGAGTCTGCTTGAGGAAATTCAGTCAATAACACGGGATATGATAGCTGCACAAAAGTTTCAGATTAATGCCCATTGGGCATCGCGCGGTAGCCGGTTTCTGATATTGAACTCTCATACACTTTCAGATATGGAACAAATGACTCGCAACACTCTCAGTACGCTGGCTCATGCGCTGCATGAAGGTAACCCGTCACCAATAGCATCAAACAGCGAACATCTTATTGAAATCACAAAAGAGTTGCATGGCCTTTTACTCGCAAATGAAAGTGATGAGGTAATGGAAAGTGCCGTTCATGGATATGTCTGGTTAAGTATCCAGCTTGCAATCCAGCTTGAAGCACTATCAACCTTGATAACTAAAGCTCTCACAGAAAATAAATGATTTAATTGTTAATTATGAAGTGAAATTCCGTAAATAAAAGGCACCGGAAAATGTCAGTCTCCAGAATGGTAAAAGTGAGGGTTACCATAATCCAAAGCCATTAAGGAAAACAACCAGGGAAACAATAATTATTGCAATGCCTATAGATAGGCCGAGCCCGATCATGCTATTCCTGAAGGATATTTTCATGACGTTATCTCCCCACCACAATGATAACAGTATGACAGGTTTGTGTTCAGTTGTGGTGCCGGGTGCCTCCCGGTGAGACTGCCCCGGACAACAAGCCTCGCGTTGCATCATGCGTCAAAGAGATCTTGACCTGACCGGACGCCCCGCCGCATAGGGGGATTCACCACATCAATAAGTTAACTAAGCATTATTCACCATGTCAATGAATTCACCGAATTTAGTCCATGATGAAACATCCCATAGTGGCTTGTGTTTCTGTCAGTATCCAGAACAGCTCTATGATTTGGGAACTGAAATAGAGTGCCAAGTGAATACCCAACGTATTGCCAGAAAACAAAAACCCCGCCTTAGCGAGGTCTGGAATAGTTAATTTGTCCGCTTTTCTTCGCTGCCATAGTGGCGCAGCTCTGCCAAGCATGAATGAATTATTCACTTTTCTGGCCCGTTTTCAACTGGATTGTGGAAATTTTCAACGTACCTCTCTCTTTGGGGCTTTTTCTGTCTGTCTGCGAACAGCAAGAAAAACCTTTGCCTGAAATATCTCAAGGCACCAGCGTACGCGCTTACGAGCCTCACCATTTGTCAGCCATGGAGCAACTTGCTGCAGTTCTCGTGTAATATCCGATATCTTTTTACGAGTGGTATAGAAATGCAATCCCACCAGATAAACCGGATCGTGTGTATCGAACTCCCTCAGCATGGCTTGCTCAATAAAATCAGAGTCATCACGACGTTCACTCTCTTCAATTAAATCTGAAAGAGTTACTGGCCAAAGAATAGTTCTTGCTCGCAATGCTGCCTGAACGCCGCGGAATCCTTCTTCCCGAGCTTGTAACAGTGCATCCGTGATGCGAGATAACTGAGTATCCGACCATTCAGAATTCTTAACTTCAGACCAGAACTGACTACAGTTTTCAAGCCTGTATTGCGCTCTAGTCTTACCACCAACGACCTCCCCCCATACCGTCAGCAATGACTTGATCCACCCTGACTGAGCTCCTGTTAATGGTCTGAATTTTCCGAGCCAGCTTTTCCGTGGTGCAGCTGCTGCTCTCCCCAGCGCTTCAAAGTGATTGCGGCGTTGACGTGGTGTCATCCTGTTCTTCTCCTTACGCCAGAACGCCAAGCCCATAAGCCCGGTCCAGCACTCTGATTATCATTACCGGCTGAGGAACAAATTTTTGCTCAAACTTCACCGGGTCATTATGTAGTTCTGTATGGCACTGACGACATAAAGGGATCGCGAAAATATCATGCGCCTTCGTTGCCATCCCTCCCTGCCCCCAGCCAATTAAATGGTGTGGGTCGTCGGATGGTTTGCCGCAGCATTCGCAGGGCTGTGTTTTAATCCATGCAAGATATCTGGGGTTCGCCCAACGGATCCTCTTCGGACGTTTCATATAGGTTTGCGGGGACTCGGGATCTACCAGGACACCGACTACGGGTTTAATCGCTGGAACTTGCGCTGGTGGCATGTTCACGGTTACTGCGTTGGCTCTGGCTGTAATGATGCTGGTGGCGGTTACACCCGGTTCGATATCGCATTCACGCATGACTGACTGATGTTCTTCCGAAGGAATACGAAGCGCCCGGCTGGCTGCTGATTCGGGAATTGCGTCGGTAGCACCCATACGAACAGCCCACCAGCAAAGCTCCGCCAGCGACAGTTCTCTGGAAGGGTCCAGATTCAGCGCCACCATTATGCTGTTAATAATCCAGTTAATAACATTACGTCTCGCCAGCTCTGCAAGTTGTTCGCTGTGGTGGTCACGCAAATGGTTATCACAATGTCCACACAGGAGAACCGATCCAGGTTCATGACGCAGAGTGGTTAACTCGTGATAATGGTAATCGCTGTGTGACCACTGGCAGCAGCTACCGCCATAACGCTGAAGCCAGTAATCAAGGCCACTCAAACCACCAGCAGCCTTAATAACTTTTTCATCCTGGAAGAACAGCCGCAGGGACTCGTCATACGCAAGCGGCTGTCGAACGTCAGGAACACGGCCTGCAGGCAACCTTTCCATGCCTGCAGGCTGGCTTTCCACCAGCACACGTTCACAACTGAATAATGACATCAGCTCGCTGCCCGGTTTGAGCAGCACAATTCCAAGCTCACGCGCAACAACCGGCTTCAGCAGCGCCCTCATTCTGCTATCTCCCCGATAATTATTTGTCCCTTCTCTCCCCATAATTTAGTTACGCGTGAATCCCAGATATGAGCGTCATCTTCGTAAATGGCATCCATCAGGGCTTTCATCATGTTGTCGAAATCGGGTTTAGCCTGGTGTGGTTTACCGTTGAACTCTGCTCGTTTCTTTTTGCCCCAGCTCGCTGGCATCGGAATAATGAAGGTGACATGTGAACCACTTTCCGGCAGCTCAACACCCTGCAGACGAACTTCATCACAGAAAGCCCGGTAACGCAGAACCTCGGGGCGCTTTTTCCATTTGTCAGCGCGCGTCATTCTGGGCTTGCCCATTGGGGTGATATCGTAGACTTTCACATTCACCTCCAGATCCGTTGTTGCCAGGTTCTCTCCTGACGCGGAGGCTTAGATGCTTCTGGCAAGAACGCGCTGATCGTCCAGTGAATGAAGTCATTATCCAGACTACGCTCGGTCTTTATCTGCTTTGCGCGATAGCGGGCTTCCAGTTCGTCAGCCTGCTCAGTGGTGAGTTGGGTATGTTGAAACCAGCTTTTCTTCATAACGCACCTCTAGATGCGGCAAAAAGAAAATCGCTGGCGTTGGTTAACGTCAGTGAATGGGTATTTTGGATTTGATTTTGCGCCATGGTTTATCTCCAGTGGCGCAGCAGGTATAGGTTGTTCAGGCCTATGACGAGAGTCTATCAGAATTTTGCGTGACACGATAACCCGCTCTTTTTAGCATTTCTGTAAAGAGGGTTGGTGTACCAATAATCTCATCGTCCTGGAGCGGTACAAACGAAGCAACATCTCCGCGCCGGTACATAAGAGCCCGGGTACATTCCGGAAATGAAGGCAGTCTGGCCACGATGACACCATCATGGCATCGGATGACTACGTAACCTTTTTGCGAAACACTGTTGATCATTACCACTGCAAATCCCCTTTCTAATGCCTGTCCATTGATTCATTACTGTGGCTTGGTAAAACCAGCCTCTGGCGTCTCACCGCTTCCTGTAGGATTTGCACTACAACTACTCAGATAACGAACGGAGGTAAAAGAACAACAAGTAACGTTCTGTCTCAGCTTACATACTGATTTTTTGGCCAGTTTTTTTTGATGATCACCGGTTACCTCTATCTTCATAACCCTTCCTTATTATACTGTATAAACATACAGCATTATCTCCCCATCATTTTCTGATTGCAACAATTTAGCAGCACATTTTGTTAAAAATCATTTTTCTGCCATTCAGTCACTCGTTTCAATAAAACAACCTAACATATTAATAGATAAGGATTTAATCCCTTCCCGACTGGAGGCCTTTTTACATCGCACCTACCAAAAATGATAAGCATTCGTAATTGACTGTAATTCTGACGTTAAGCAATAATCCACGAGCTGTATGTTTATACAGTCATTTGCAAGTTTTGTTTTTTAAACGTCAAAGAGGAATTTTTATGTCTGGAAATGGTGGCGATAACGCACACAACAATGCTTTTGGTGGTGGTGGTCGTGGACCGACTGGTGGTGTAAACGGTACTTCTGGCAAAGGAGGTCCAACAGGAAATGGACCTGATGGGCGCCTGCCAAGCGGCGGTATAAATGGCTCTGGCAATGGTGCAAACGTTGGCCATGGCGGTTCTATGACAGTCGATCTGGGTAATGGTGTCACTGCGACTTTTGAGGGTGTGCATGCACTCGAACCCGGTAAAGACAGCGGCGTACCATGGGGTGGCAACAACGGTAATGGTGGGAATAATAACGGTGGTGGTAACGGCTCCTCCGATACCGGGACAGCACCAACTCCGGGCCCGTCTCCTCTACAGATCTCTCAGCAAGCACTGAATCTTGCCGTTGATAATTTCAACAAGGCGCAAGCAGAAGTAACTAAAAACCAGAAACGCCTCAATGAGGCAACAGTCGCCCTGCAGCGTGCAGAAAAGGAACTGGATCTTTTTTATGAACTGGAAATCTTTGATCCGACTGACCCTGTCTGGTACCGCACACAGGAGAATCAGAAAAAAAGAGATGTTGAGCGTAAAAAGTCCGACAAATCTGCCGCTCAGAATGCTTTAAATACCGCGAACCAGATCCTTAACCGGGACGCCGAGAAGAAAAAGCAAGCAGAAGAAGAACAATCTCTGGTTGTTGATTCTGTCAAACTCGTCAGCGATTTTTATGGTGACGTAACTGAAAAGCTAGGTGCGAAAAACGCGTCCCTTGCAAAAGAACTGGCAGAATCAGCCAAGGGGAAAAAACTTCGAAACGTCAATGAAGCGCTGGCCGCTTTCGAAAAACATAAGAGCGCCATCAACAGTAAATTCAGCGTGCAGGATCGTGAAGCTATCGCAAAAGCTATCGAGTCAGTTAATAAAGATGCCCTGGCTAAAAATCTTCAGAAGTTTAGCAAGGCCTTTGGCATTACCAGTCAGGTTATTGACTATTCTCAGCTAGCTAATGCAATTGCTAAAGGTATCCGAACCGGGGAATGGAAAGACGCGATGTTGAAAATCGAGAGCATGGCGGTTGGGAAAGCAGCCTCTATGGCTGTTGCTTTCACATTTAGTTTCCTGACCGTTACACCTCTTGGCATCGCTGTGTTTGCGCTTCTTATGACGGTGACTGGAGCGTTAATTAATGAAAGAATGATGGAGAAAATGAACAAACAACTGTTCAATATTTAATTGATCAGGCGGTCAGCTATGGCCGCCTTTTTTAAGAAGATTGTTCTATGATTTTTTTAAAGTAACCATAGATGTAACATCGGTCTTTGGGCTTCCGGCTTCGAATGTCCAGTTTCCCATTTCCTTGGTAAGTTTTTGCTTGGTTTCAGCATCAACTACTCCATCAGGGATTCTGATATTCAAAACTTTGCCTTTATCATCAATATCATACTCTACTTTGAATTTATTATTTTCGTTCACCAGCGTTTGAGCCTCTGTTTTGCTTACGGTTTCACTTGCATGAGTACTAAAAGCTAAACCTGCAGACAAAGTAGCAATGATGGCCACACCAAAAACCTTGTTATTCATAGTGTTATCCCCTTCCAAATAAATAATAATAAGTGGAAATAATTATCATTTCCACTGTCTATTTTTACAGCAATGCCGAGTGTGGCACTACTGAAAAACATGAATCTTTATTAATTAGGAAGCTATGCTAAATATATCGTTTTCAAGTCATGTACCGTTACATGTATTAGCTCTCACCTGAGCAGGTACTCTTACGTTACAGAGAAAAACCTAAACTGACAGTCCACTCCGTGCCAGAAGCGGGCGCTACTAACCCACAACAAGGTTGCAAACCGATTTTTACCTCACTGTAAATCGTGCACAGGTACCGTTTTGTCCGAGCTTCGTCTAATGTACTGAGTTAAGCAAAACTTTTCTGGCGAGCAAGTGATTCGCAAACGGTCGCCAAGTAAAATGCATATGGGTAGTCAAGTCACATGCAATTTCGCAGAAAATGCCTAGTGAGCGGCATCCTAACCGGGTAATTACACTTCCTGCTAGGCATTACGGAGTTGGGTGAAAAACAGCCTCATTTTGTCGCTCTCCGTTGAATGGTGCGCTCGCCTGTGATCATTGGGACAAAGTACTACAAGATTAGCCAGTGTATCGAGACCATCTTCGCTCAAAGGCTGAATATGATGCACCTCAGCAAAGAGAGTCCCTTTGCTCGTCAAAAATCCCGGCTCGCCGCAATACTCACAAATTCCACGGCTTCTTTTTAATGCCTGCAGTCGCAACCCACTGCTCCTGCGAGCTGCTTCTGATTTCTCTATACTGCTGTCATCACGAAAATCACCATGCTGATCTTCGTATTGAGCGACTTCACCTCGGGTAAGGAATAATACACCTGTCAGATCGTCGTAGGCAGCAGACCACTGTTCGGTATCCAGAATGCGCTTGCTCGTATTGCGTACCTTCAGCAGCACGCGAACCGGCAACCTCCGGCGAATAATCTCCTTATAAATGTCATCGGTTTCCTTTCCTTTCCTGTCCTGACCCCGAGCTTGGTAGCTGGTCGTGTATGTATCTTCCGAGCCGGTCGATATCTGGATGTTATCGGTCCACACATTAACCACTGCGATATCACCCTCAAGCCAAGCCCAGCGTTGGTTGTGGTTGGGTGAGTTAGCATGTGGCCAGTCATCTAATGACATACCGGCCAGTTTCAGCAAGTCGTAAATCCGTAAATTTCTTTTCGGAACAGGCAAACCCATCATTGATTCCATTTTTATAGTTGGTTAATAGATTACTCCAACAATTTTTATTTTTATGGTCAGAATCGCAAGGCTTTTCTTCTCTATTCTTTAGAAAATCCCCTAATATCAGAGCGGCATGACGCTTGAAGGGTAATCATGTCGCTTCAGGCGATGGCACTGATGTCCATTTTTACCATTCCAGGGGCGTGAGGATCGTCCGGTGCCAACTTCAGCTCCTCGCTCGCTGCGGACCTTCGACTCATGTAACTTGTCCGCTTCGTGCCATAAGCGGAAGGTGACAGTTTAAGCTTTTGTTAACGGCTCAAAGTCGGGCATTAGCCTCTGGCAGGATAGAAAAGACCAGAAGTGCCATTTCACCCGGTAGGGATTTCGACATTGCAGACACCGTCAGGCGGTCATAATCTCAAACTAGATTGCAGCACCCTGCCTGTCAGGCAATTTCGACGTTGAGGACAAGATATCAATCAGGGCACCTGTATTAGCCGTGAGCTCTCCCTTGCGCCATATCAGTTCCGTTGTTATTTGACTGTTTTCTGAATCAAAGGGATGGACTGTGATGAGTTCCTGTGTCGGAAATGTATCGAGGATTGGTGTTGGTATCACCCCCGCCCCCATTCCAGAACTGACTCCCCCCAGAATGGCATGGTAGGAGGACATTTCTGCCAGCCTGTAAGGTCTGATCCCAGCCTCTCTGAACCAGGTTATTAGCCGGTCGCGATAGGAGCAACCGTCACTGAATACCAGCAACGTTGTGTGAGCTAAATCGGCAGCAGAACGTATCAGCGGGAAATTTGCTGCGGCGATAATAACCAGTTCTTCCTTGTAAACAACCATGCGTTCCAGTCTGTCATTAGCCGGTGCGTCAGCAATGAAGGCTGCATCAAGTTCGTGACTAAGCACTGCATCGAGCAGTGTGCGGCTTATCCCGGTAACCAGCTCCACCGACACTGATTGATGTTGCTGGTAGAGGCGTGCCAGCGGCTCTGGCAACCTTGTTGCAGCCATACTGTCGAGCGCACCCAGTCGGAACCGACCGCCAGGCACCGGCTTTACCATCTGCTGTTCTGTTAAGGTAACCAGCTCGATAATCTTCAGTGCGTTGTTATAAAGCACCTGACCTTCATTTGTCGGAAGAAACCTACGGCCAGACCTTACAAACAGTGTGGTTCCGAGCTGGCTCTCCAGGTTCTGAACGCGAGTGGTTATTGCGGAGGGGACTCGGCAGAGCAAATTTGCTGCTGCAGTAATAGTACCTGTTTCTACCAGTGCGATGATGGTTCGGAAGTCAGCTACATCCATACTTTCACCATAATTGAAAATTAGATTCTATTTTATTCAATTGAAATGAATCTACATGTTTTTTAATTTATTTACTCCATTTAAACAGCTACCAGCCTCCCAGCTAGTCTCAAGCGCTTGTTGATCATCGCAAAATGGTCACGTTTGATTAATACGGGAGCTATTGAGGGTAAAATGAAGAAACTTGGATTAATCGGCGGCACCGGACCAGAATCAACATTGCTCTACTATCGCAAATTTGTTTATGAAGCTAACAAAAGAATTGGCGATACATTCTTCCCGTCTCTAACTATTGAAAGTATCAACGTATATGACGTCCTGACCATGTGTGGACGGAAAGATTATGAAGCGCTGACGAAGTATCTGGCCAAGGCTGTCGGGAATCTGGTGGCAGCCGGGGCTGAAGTCGTCGCCTTGACCGGTAACACACCACACATCGTCTTCAATGAACTCCAGTCGTGTACAACAGTTCCTCTTGTCAGCATTATCGAGTCCACTTGTGCAGAAGTTCAGACTCAGGGCCTGATAAAAGTAGGTCTCGTGGGAACACGATTTACAATGGAGGCTGACTTCTTCAAACGGCCTTTCACTGAAGCAGGCATCCAGGTGGTCATCCCGCATGCTGACGAGGTTGATTACATCGCAGAAAAAATCCACGATGAACTCGAAAGAGGCATTATTAAGTCACAGACGCGAGACACGTTTACCGCGATCATTGAGCGGATGTATCAGGATGAAGGCATTGAGGCCATCATTCTGGGATGCACAGAGCTTCCCCTTTTGTTCGCGGGTACAGCGTTACCTGTTAAAGCACTGGACACGGTTGATATTCATATTGAGACGTTGTTTAAAGCTCTTCAGTAGTGTTTTACATCAATTTGCGGAAAGAATCGGGGGGCGAACTGCCCCCTTTGTTTAACACGCTACGATTTAAGTAATGCCTTCATAAAACTTCGAACTTCCGCTGTTCGCTCATAGCAGATCTTCAGCTCAGTTAGTCTGTCCGCTTCGTGCCAGGAGCGGACATTGCTGGCATCACAATATGTTAATCAACGGGTAGCTGGTCAGCGCTACATTATGAGGCATTAATGGCTTGGATTGATGCACTGACAGCACGTGTCGCAGACACTGGTGTCACAAAATCCGAGGGTCCAGCAATAGTGTAATCATTATATTTAATGGTTCTACTACACACATATATGCGTGCGGTGCTAAGTTAGTAAAGAAAATAGCTTTACTATTCATTTTCAAGCAGTATAATTTATAGAGATTTGACAGTTTTTTGATACAAAAAATTAACTACTTTCGTACTCTCTGATATAATGCGATAGACATACATACTGACTAGCAAACTGTTCTCTTTATTGACAAATTCAAACGGTGAAATTTTGACAAAGAGCAAAAATGAAATTATCGAAGAGTTGGGATTGGATACGTTAAATATCAATGAGTATGAAGGCAAGAACTTCGAAGTATACAAGTATTTCGAAGGTGAGTTTGAGAAACTTATCAGTACAAATGCTGAACTCTATGAGATAAAGCCTGTCACTTTTTATATAGATAACTCTACGACATGTAACGCTTTTGCTATAAAACGTAATGGTTATAATATTATAGGGATCACTAAAGGTTATCCTATTCTTATTGGAAATAAATTCAAGGAAGACTTTTTTGATAGTTTAATATTTGCTGCATTTTTAAATGATGAAAGTGTTTCAGATGGCTTTGCGTCGTTATATAAAAATGAAAATTTCTCATTTAGTAAGTTCATGCTTGATTGCTCAATTCACTTTACGTTCCATCATGAATTTCGTCATTTACTACAGTTTAATGCAATCAAAGATAAAACAGACAATCATCTCACAGAGAATTGTTTTAAACGACCTTTCGATCTTAAAAAACATATTCTAGAATACGATGCTGATAAAAGCGCCGCTAATAAAGTTGTGCTATACGCTGCAAGTATTCTTAGAAAGTTTGGCTTTCGAACTGATGGTGAGTTTTTAGCATTAATATATTGTGCATTAGGTAGTTTATTTATTACTAGAGTGTTGTTCAATTATGGTTTAGTTGGCCAATGGCAAGAACCTCTTAAACCTAACCCGATGAAATTTTATACCAAAGAGAACTGGCATCCTCATCCCGCGATTAGGGCACTCAACTTGCTGGATAGCTTCAATGTGTTTATTTCAGATGGGTATCCTCATCTGAAAATTGAAGCCCAACAATTGATAACAAATAGTATGGGGATTACGAAGTTGTACCTAGATAAATTATTACCAAATGTGGATACAGCAGGTTTGATCTTTGAGGATATGTTCTCAGAAATAGAGAAATCTAATGAATACAATAACTACTTACATAATGAAGCTTTGAGCGACCCGATAATACAAAAACTGATTGATAAGTCATTATGAATTGCAACTGTTTCTGTAGTCACTTTCGTGAGAGCAGACCACAAAAGTGACTACTTCCGCTCTTCGCTCGCAGCGGACCTTCAACTCAGGTCGCTTGTTCGCTTAGTGCTGTGAGTTCAACTGATGGACGCAACATACTTATTGAACCGTTCTGGCATGCAAACTGTCTGGAAGAATCTGAGCTTGTTCACGTTGCGATGAGCCAAGTTAATTTATGCCTCTGGAACGCTCTACGCAACGGTTTCGTTTTTCTGCAATTCTCAATACATCTTTTGAATTTTTGACCTGTGCCAGAATATCAATATACACAGTCGCAGCACGCCTCCATAGCCCCTTATCCTCGAGGCTTTTTGCTAATTTCTCTAACTGTATGGTTTCCGGGGGACTCTCTTCCTCTAACATAAAAGGCAATATAATTTTAGGTACCCTGACCCCTAGTTTAACTCTGTATCCAGGATCCCGGTCCTCATGGCTTTTAACTACAATGCCCTCTTTGGTGAGCAGACGTAGTAACTTCCCTGCATTGCTGGTAGTCAACTCTAAGGCTTCACAAATATCTCGTAGTGTGCATCCAGGCTTATGATTGATTGCAGCAATCACCATCTCTTTTTGAGTAACACGATAATTGGTCATTGGTCAGAACTCGTTTTAGTCGATTGAACCAGTCGCCTTGCGGCGTTCCAGTAGCTTATGCGCAATTTTTAAATCCAGAGCCACCATCAATCTGAGGCACGCAATCGGCGCATATACCGCACTGTTAGTTACTGGATATACGAAATTCCAGCACCTCATCTATAACCTTCACAGCATCAGCCATTGCGTAGCCGAGATGACCGCCATCGCTTTGTGCTGCTGCCTGACTGAGTATTTCGCGTATCTGGTTCAGGCGATTGAAAGATAAAGGACCATGTGCCGGGTGGTTGTTTACCTTTTGCTCCGAGCCAATAGCCGCCATCGCCAGTTTCATAGCCTGCAGCGCCATGACAGCATCCTCGTTCAAAGCTCCGGGAATTAAGTCGCACTCGTGTTCGAGTTCTGCAATAGTCTGTTGCAGCCAGGATTTGGTATCCCGATATTTCTGAGAGATTTCTATAGTCATTGGTCAATACTCGTTTTAGTTAATTAAACCTGCCGCTTTGCGGCGTTTGTATTCTTCCATCAGTATTTGCGCTGGCGTTGGTCCCGCCGGATGGTGTGGCGCCGCCAGTTGACGTCGAATTGGTGGCACACTTAGTCCGTTACCAACATGCTTCGACCACTTCGTAAGTAACTTTTCCGCCAGTCGTTTCAGTTCCCCCTCTGTCATTTGTCGTTCAACGCCTGTTCTGCGCATTTCGATGCAGATGTGATACAGCACGGGCTGAGGCCATGGATATTTATCGTTTCCTGAATACCGATATGACTCATTGCGCCAGCGCCGGTATTCCGTCATAACCTGCTCCGATGTCAGTCCGAATGGATTCGCTCCACTCACTGAAACCAGAGAAACAAACTCAGCCAGGTCAGGCGGCCATGTATTTCCCATCGCACAGCGCTCCATGCACTGCTGACAGACCAGCCGAATTTGGGGTTCAGTCATCGAACCTATCTGGGCTATCCAGATAGGCGAAGGCTCCGCCCCGTTCTTCTGGGTCCATCGGTTCGAATACACCTCCCCCATGACCTGCCACAGTCGCCAGGCTGTTTCCGTCGCCATCAAGTCCATTCCTGCGGCGCCACTCTGCGTGTGCTGACTGAATTTGCTGAACTGCCCGGGATGCTGTTGGTTCGGATCCTGCTCCCACATGACTGTTACCTCCGGTTTCTGGTTTTACCTGCGTTCTCACCCGGGCTACATGTCGGGCAAATTTTTGTTCCCACTGGATTTGTGTAAAAACTTTCCCTTCCGACTCCCAATACGCAGTGAATTCTGCGAGTTCAGTCAGAAGGTAATCTGGTTCAGGCAGGGAGATACCCCACGATGCAGCGCGCTGTCGGAAGTCTCTGGAGGGAAGCCAGCTATCTGTCATGCTGAATTTCCCGATCGGTTCATCAACACCGTCCAGGTATCGGGGCATGGCCGGGGATGGCAGTTCATCCCCATTCGGATTTTTCATCGCGCCCGCGTTAAGAGAGGGGTTTAAGATCTGTTTACTGCTAACTGCTTTCTGGATACCTGATGGCAAAGGTTTAGCCAAAGACTTAGCCTTATCCTTAGGCAAGGCGAAAGCCTTATCAAAAGCCATCCCCATAGCGTCAGAAACCCCGTAGCAGGCGACTTTGAGAGCTTCATAAGCTTTATCTTTCAGTGAACATTCGGGCAGTAATTCAAACGATCTTGCCCAAGATTTGATCACGTTTACTGATGCTGGCGGATTATGTTTCACTGCATTAGGCAACCAAAAAACTCTGGCTTTAAGATCGGCTTCCACCATACCTAACGCTATGGCTTCACCTAAGGCTAAGTCGAAGGCTTCGACATCCCAGTTTAATTCTTCGGCCATAGCCGCCCTTCCCGCCTTATAAAGCCCGGGAATAATCCCTGTGAATGGACCTGTAAGCAGGTAAATAAACAGACTCTGCCCACTTGGCGGGAGTGGTGATAAGGCTCGAAACTTAGGATCATCCCACATGGTGATCTTCACCTTACGGTAAGGCTCGTTACTAGCCTTACTCTTAGGCATGGCCTTAGCCAAAGGATTAGGCATACTTCACCCCGCGAGTTGCAGTAATAATGGTCATAGGTCAAAACTCGATTAAAACAATTGCGGCGCTACGGCGCTTATACTCGCCAGTAGTGGTCCCGCCGCGTCAGCAGGTAACATGTTGAACAATGCGATTGCCGCCTCACGAATTTCCTTCTCCAGCTTTTGTAATGGCGCACCGATTAATTTCGCATGGTGTGCCTCACTGCACTCTTTGATAGCATTTGCCACCAACTCCGCTTCTGTGCTCGCATTACTTAACCCGTGCTTTCTGGCTATCTGAACTGGCATAGCGGCAATGATTGAGCCTGACAACTGCATTACGTAAGCCGTGTACTTTTCTGAACCGCCTTCGTTTTTCAAATATCGGAATAAATTCTGCTTACTAACAGAAATTCCGCGGCCATCTGCTTTGACCCACTCTTCAGCCACCAGCTGAGCGATCCGTTCCTGTGCCTGTCCCGGTAATGTCGATTCCCATTCACGAACGGCGGCCAATATGACACGGTGATGGATGCTGTCACGACGCTGGGGTTTAAATTGATTTTGCGATTTCACCGCAGCGGCTACTCGTGGTTTATTATGGGTATAAGCTACTGATTGCATCTTTCAGACCTCGCTTTGTGGCGGAAATACACTATCAAGAGAGCAGGTGCGCCCTAACTCGTTAAGCTTCTCCACAATCAATCTGCATTCCGGTAGGCCAGGCTGACGTGTTCCGTTCTCATAATTTGAGAGCCTTGACTGACGCCACCCGAATAATTTGGCTAATTGCTCTTGAGTTAAACCGAGCGCTTGCCGTTCTTTGGCGATGTTGTTCATCTTGTCCTCACATATAGTGTTTAGCTGAATTAAACACACAATGTGTTAGATAGTCAATACGAAACGTTCTTTGAGCGTTAACACGTAACGTGGTAAAAATCAGTAATGAATATAAACACTGCAATTGCCGCCAGACTTAAGCAGCTACGCGAACAGAAAAACATGTCGCAATCTAAACTCGCAGAGTTATGTGGGTGGGCTCAGTCACGTATCGGGAACTATGAAGCAGGTCGCCGCAATGTGGGCGTTGATGACGCTATAACGATATCTAAAGCTCTCGGAATTAGCCCGGCTGAGCTAATGTTTGGTGATGATCACGCCGAATCATGGTTAACGCCAAAACATCGTAAGTTGATTACTCTTTTTGACCAGCTGCCGGAGTCTGAACAAGACAGAATGATCGATACCTTTCAATTGCGGCTGAAAGAAATTGATGAGTATGTCGAGAAGTACCTTCGGGGACGATTAAAGCCAACTGACGACTAAGCTACAATTTTTAACAATCTAACCAGCCTACTTGGCTGGTTTTTTTATGCCTTTCACCTTCCCTTTTCCCATATCGTTATCATCCACATCACCTTAAACACACGTTGTGTTGACTTTTAAACACAATTAGAGTTTAAATATAAACACAGTTTGAAAAACGTCATCAAGGCAGGACGCCCACGAAGTAGCTGCCGGCGGCATACGAATCACCGGATGAGATGACATCGGCGTGTGCTTTGCGGTGAGTCAGTTGAATTCTGATACACAGTTTCGAGTCTGCGCAATCAGGATAGTGACGACCAACATGTTACTGATTCACCAGCAAAGCACACAAAAAATAACGCAGCAGGTTCAACGTTCCGCCAGCCTGGCGACAAGGGCAACGCAAGAGGATAAATCCATGATCGATTTCGCACGTAAACCAGTGCGGTGTCAGGCCGTACATCTAAATCGCATTGAAGTAATCATTCGACTGATTTGCTACAAGCTTGCCCAGAAGGGCGACCCGTCTGCCGACCAACAGACTGCAGTTCGTTCATAACGAGTTTGACCAATGGCTGTTGCCAGCATCAGTAAGGAAGTGACTATGGAGTTTGGAATGAAACGTGTGGTGGCATCTGTTCAGGTGGTTGCCATCCTCAACAGGATTTACAACGGCAGCCCTGTTTCCGTCGCATCTATCAGTAAAGAATCAAAGCTGTCTGTGTCTTACCTCGAGCAGATTTTCTCGAAGCTGCGCAGCAGTGAAATCGTCACCAGCCAGCGTGGCGCTGGTGGCGGGTACCACCTTAGCAAAGCAAACCCCAGCGTGGCTGACGTCGTTCGCGCCGTTACTCACACGCCTGATTCATTTGAGCCCGTGCTGAATGCTCTGGAGTGGGTCCCCGTCGCACAGCTGGCGCAGGGAAAATCACCTACCCCATAAAGCACAAAACCCGCGCAAGGCGGGTTAAGTACCCGGTCAGCCGACCAAAGCTTTCCGGAACGAGTTTTGACCAATAACCACTACCTTAGGCGGCGATCATCAGCTGCCGGGTATCTTACAATCCTACGGAGCCCGAACGCAATGTTAACGTATGCGTATCTTATTAAAGCCAAAGCGAAAGCAACTGAGGCAAAAAACCTGTTTTGCTGGTTCTCTGCGAAATCAGATTCCCGTGCAGAACGCGAAATCCTCAATATTCTCGAAGACAATGGTATTGCCGTCGGTCGTGGTGCCGATTATCAATTACCTGTCCGCACCAACTGGTTTGTTGTTGACGATCTTCCTGAGGAAAGCACACTTGATGACACATGGTGCGATCGTTACGAACTGGCAGAAGACCAGCAGACGTGGCAACTGAAACAGAAGCCTGATGATGAAAATCAGGAGACTTCCAGCCAGCAAAAACCTGAAACTTCCAGTGCCAATGTATCCACCAGCGATGCGCCAGCATTGCTCCGCCCCATATCTCGCCTGCGCCTGTCTCAGCGGCTGATTGCACACCTGTTAAATGACGGTGAAGAGAAGGAAATCAGTGAAGCGCGGCACATCCAGATCGGACAGATGGAACTGGATGAAAATGATCTCTATGTGCAAAACCTGTTACAGGCCGTTTCGAATGTGCCAGCGGTTAAAGAGCTTTCTGCTCATGTCGAGTGGAAGCTGACAAGCGCTGTAAAAGAAGTCTTCGACCGTGAGCAGGTCTATACCGTTGCTTCATTTGAGCAATTTATTACCGAATGGATTGAAGAACCAGAAAAGCGAGCACTTACCGTTCAGGAGTGGGTTAATCAAAAGAAAGCAGGAGTTGCGGGTGATGAACATGCCACTCCACCTGTAACGCCAGAACTCATTACCGTTGCGACTCTCCCGCTACGCCAGCGCCTTTTGGCTCAGTTTATTTCTGAAGAATATGCTTACCATATTGATACTGAGCAGAAGAAAACCATTCAGGAACTCGAGCTGGATGTGGATAACAGCTATGTGCAAAACCTGCTGCTTGCCGCCGAGAATGTAGAACCATTCAGGAAAGCGCCAGAGATCGATATCTGGAAGATTGTCAGCGCGCTAAAAACTATTTTCCCGGTTGATGGTAAACGAGTGGATCTGTCTACCGTAATTCAGTTCTTTAAGGCCTGGTTCAACACTGAACACATTGATCGCGGGTTGCTGGTTAAAGAGTGGTGTAAGGGCAATCGTGTGTCGCAGATTCAGCGCTCTGATGCCGGAACCAACGCTGGTGGGGGCAATAAGACCGATCGCAACCCGGAACTTGTCCACTCGCTGGACACTCTGGACATTGATATTGCGCTGGCCACACTTCCAATGGATTTCAACATCTACGATATCCCGGGTGGCGTTTTCCGTCGCGCAAAAGAGATCATTGCTAAAAACGAAAGCCCGTTCAAAGAGTGGTCCGTCGCCCTGCGCAAACGCGCTGGCATCCTGGATTATTCCCGTGCCGCTATTTTCGCACTTATTCGCAGTGCAGAAGAAAACGCTCACCATTTTCCGGAACTGCTGAGCCGTTACATCAATAAGAACCTGACTGAAACCGACCACCAGCACCCAACCCAAGAAACCCTGGCGGCAGCCGGTCACGTGCCAGAAAAAAGCTGGGAAAACGAGATTAACGAGAAAGTCACAGCTGAACAGAAGGCAGGAGTCGAACAACCAGAAATCGCCAACATGGGCAACGGCGTGTTCTCCATTGATGGCCTGATGGGTAACCAGCCGGCGCCAGCGCTTTCTGTCGTAGACCAGGTACGCCAGTGCGCCGTCGAGGATAAATTACATCATGCCAATACAGAGGAAGCCACCAGCGATGTGCAGATGGAAGAAACTGACAACAACGAAATCAAAGCTAATCCTGAAATGTCTCAGAGCGAAACAGCAGTTTTGCCAGTTAAAAGCGCTGATGCAACTGGTGACGCGTCAGCTTCCCTGAATAATGAACCCGTTCACCATATTAATACGGACCCCCTGAACGCTTTTTATACTCACCTGATGGTTGATATGGAAACTATGGGCAAAAGTCCTGATGCCCCAATAGTCTCTATCGGCGCTCTATTTTTTTGATCCTTCAACTGGTAACACTGGTGCCGAGTTTTATCGGGTTGTCAGCCTTGAATCATCGATGTCGTTTGGGATGAAACCGGATGCGTCGACGATTCAGTGGTGGTTGAAACAATCATCTGAAGCCCGCTCTGCCATTCTTGTTGATGAAGCTATGGGGCTGCGTGAATCCCTTGAACTTCTGGCTGACTTTATTGCTGAAAATGCTGCTAACGGTAGCCACACTGTTCAATTATGGGGTAATGGTTGCTCGTTTGATAACGTCATTCTCCGCTGCGCGTACGCGTTAACAGAAACTCCCTTCGCTGTTCCGTTCCGGAATGACAGGGACGTAAGAACCATAGTCGAACTGGGTAAATCTGTCGGTATCAATCCACGCTTCGACATCCCGTTTGAAGGCGACATGCACAATGCGCTTTCTGACGCCCGGCATCAGGTCAAATACGTATCTGCAATCTGGCAGCACCTGACAAAAAACTGATTTTAGGTTTTCACTTACAGCCAGCTGCAGCATGTACTGTTGTGGCTGGCGGCATCGGAGTTATGTATGTCGCAACTCATTTTCAGCGAAGAGTGGATGGTTGAAGCGCGACTAACAGAAAAGACCGGCTTGTCGGAAAGACAAATTAAAAGTTATCGGTTGAATTTGTGGATCGAAGGCGTGCATTTCAAACATCTGACAGCTCTCGGGGAAACTGACAATTCGAAAGGTCTGCTTTGGTACAACTATCCAAAGATTAACCAATTAGTACAGGAAGCATGATGGACTTTCCAACCGGCGTTGAGCTGCATAATGGAAAAATACGGATCACTTTTACCTATCGCGGCAAACGTTGCCGCGAAGTCCTTCGCGGCTGGACGGTGAACAACAGCAACATCAAAAAAGCTGGAAATCTTCGCGCGCTCATAACAAGTGAAATACAGCTCGGTAAGTTCGACTATGCGGAACGTTTCCCGGAATCCAAAGCGCTTAAGAAGTTCATCACAACAAAAAAAATCACCACGTTTAAAGAACTGAGTGATTTTTTTACAGACACCAAAGCCTTAGAGGTATCTGGTGCAACACTGCTATCGCTTACTTCGGTCGTAAATACGTTACTGCGTGTAATCGGAGAAAATACCCGTCTGGTAGATATTGAGCATGCCGACATTTTGCATTACCGAAAGGAGTTATTAACTGGGACAATTATTAACCCGGCAATGCCGAATCTGGCCAGGCAAGGCCGCGCGCCCTCAACAGTCAATAAACAGATGGCAGTTTTATCAGAAATGCTTAAGCTCGCAAACCGAAGCCAGTTTATATTGCATGCTCCTTATGAAGGAGTGTCGCGACTCAAGTTATCTAAAAATGATCCCGACCCACTTTTACTTCATGAGTACCAGGCACTGATAGCCGCCCTTCCCCGTAGCCAGGCATTAATCATCATTGTTGCCGTACATACGGGGATGAGGCCGGGCGAGATATGCGCCCTGGCATGGGAAGACATTGATTTGGTAAAAGGTGAAATCCACGTATCCAGAAGTTTGACGAATAAGCGAGTATTTGTACCCCCTAAGACAGATGCCGGAATAAGGACGATAACGTTGCTTAAACCTGCTCTGGATGCACTGAAGGAACAATACGAAGTCACCGGCGCTAATCCGAAGCAAGAAATTCGATTTCACCATCGGGAGATCGGAAAAACTGAGCAGCAATCTCTTCGCTTCGTTTTTTCACCGACAGCATATTCGTCAAAAAAAGGCAGTTACTTCTCCAAGAACTCGATTGCCTATGGCTGGAAGCGAGGCACTAAACTTGCAAATATCCGCGAAAGGAATCCTTATCAGTCACGGCATACCTACGCATGCTGGACGTTGATGGCCGGAGCGAACCCGTCATTCATAGCGAGTCAGATGGGACATGAAGATGCGCGCATGGTGTACGAGGTTTACTCTAAGTGGATTGGCGATTTGAACCAGGATCAGGTCAACATGCTGAACAATCAGATGCCAACAGCACTGCCCCCAGGGCGCCCCCACGGGCAGGGGAGCATGAGAAAAGTTATTTAA